TATTTCAGGTGCTATAGATGCAAGAGCAACTGCTTTATCTAATGCTCCTACTGCATCTAGATTTAGTTTGGTATCAACGGATACAAGACACTTAATGATTTTTGGTACAGAAACGACTATTGGTACACCTGCTTCTCAAGATGATTTATTATTTCGTTTTTCTGATAGAGAAGACGCAACTGATTATACACCAGTAGCAACAAATGAGGCTGGTTCACTGCGTATATCAGATGGTTCTAGAATAGTAGGTGCTGTTAAATCATCAGGTCAAATACTTGTTTGGACAGATACATCTTTGCACGGTATTCAATTTGTTGGTACACCTTTTACTTTTGGTTTGAGACAACTTGGCGCAAACTGTGGATTAATAGCACAGCATGCAGCAGTAGAAATAAATGGTCGTTCTTACTGGATGTCAGATAATTCTTTTTACATGTATGATGGTGTTGTCAAAAAAATGCCATGTTCTGTACAGGATTATGTGTTTGATGATCTTAGTTACACAAACAGAAATGATATTGCTTGTGGTATTAACACAGCTTTTAATGAAATTATTTGGTACTACCCTTCAGCAAATGCTACGGCAATAGATAGAGGAGTTGCTTATAACTATTTAGAAAACACTTGGTATACTGTTAATATTGGAAGAACAACTTGGCTTGGTGCTTATGTATTTGAAAACCCTATAGCTACAGAATACGATGCTTCTGTAACAGCAAACGTATCAACTATATTAGGTTTAACGGCAGGAGCTTCTTACATTTATGAACATGAATCTGGTAATAATCAAGCAGACGGCACAGCTATCTCTGCCTTTTTAACAACTGGATCTGTTGAGATTGCTGATGGCGATGAGTTGATGTCAGTTAGTAGATTAGTTCCAGACTTTGATAATCTTACTAATAACATGACAGCAACACTAACCTTAGAACAGTATCCACAATCCGCAGCTAATGTAACGACAACAGGTACTATTACTAGCACTACAGAGAAGATTGATGTAAGAGGAAGAGGCAGAGCGGTTAAAATTAAATATGAAACTAACACAGTTGGTGATACAGCTTGGAGACTTGGATCTACTAAGTTACAACTTAGACCAGACGGAAGAAGATAATGGCTAAAATAACAATTACACGATTACCTAATGCCACACCAGAATATGATGCTAATCAGTTTGATCAAATGGTGCAGTTATTAGATCAAATTATTCTTTTACTTAACACTAACTACCAACAAGATTTAAAAGAACAATCACAGTCGGAGGCTTTTTTCCTTGGCTAATACTTTTAAAAGCGCAATGGTAGATGTTACCTCAACAGATCTAACAACTATTATAACAGTTCCTACGGCTAATGCTGGTGCAACACCACCTGTTCCGCCTACTACGGATGTAGTAAAATCTCTTTTAATTTGTAATGACTCTGGTTCAACAACTTTAGTTGATGTTGAAGTTGTCCGAGGCGCTGCAACTTTTGAAGTATTCAAAGCTAAGAGTATTGCTACAAACACAACAACAGAATTATTGACTCAACCTTTAGTTCTGCAAGAAAGTGATATTCTTAAAGTTCAAGCCAATGCTGCCAATCAGGTGCACATTATAGCAAGTTTTATGGAGGTCACGAAAGGACAACTCTGATTAACTTACACTCTCTATTTATTACTCCTGTATTTTCACTACAATTAAAAGGCCATGAACATCTTATTGATAGCATCTATCAACTACGAGAAAAGGATGAGAAAGGTATGCCACGATCCAATGTTGGTGGTTGGCATAGTCACGACGAAATATATAATATAAAAAAGTTTCGTCCTTTGGTCGGCGATATTCTTAAATATTCCAAAGAGTGTTTTAATCATTTAGATGTTAAACATAATTATGTTCCTGAAATGACGGGTATGTGGGGTATGATAAACCCACCTGGATCACGAAACAATATACATACGCATCCATATAACTATTTATCAGGTGTATTTTATCTTAAAGCTCCTAAAAAGTGTGGAAATATTGTGTTTCTAGAGCCTAAACCACAGTCAGAGGTGTTATCACCCCCAAAAACAGATAAAGCCTCTATACACCTCGCTCACAGCGTACAATGGGAACCTGTTGAAAATTCCTTGATTTTTTTTCCTTCATGGTTACAACATGAAGTACAAACAAATAATTCTGATGAAGATAGAGTTATTATTAGTTTTAATATAAATTGGAGAAACGAAGATGCCGATAGTTGAACCTGCTGAATTACTGGGACATATAACAACAGAGGACGGAAGAAAAATTCCTCATTATAAAGTAAAAACAGAAACCACACTCACAAACGTAGATACAGGTGCTGAGTATAACTCAGAAGCAGAAGCTCAAGCTGATATTGATAATCCAGGAACATCCACAACTGCTGAAAAAATTAGAAGAGACGTAAAAGTATTCGCCCCTTCTTTAGCAGACATGTTAGGTATAACTCCTGATTAATTAAGCGCTACAAGCTTCACATTCTAAATCAGAATCTAAACCTGTTACCATAACAGTTGCATCGGAGTTATGTGGCTTACCTTGAATTGTATGTATGTGAGTAATTTCTTTGTGATTTAATAATTCTTTTTGTAGTCTTTCATTTTCTCTTTCCACTGCTAATAAACGTTCGTGGTAACGACTCACCTTATCAGCAAGGGTAGCTATAGCCTTCAATACTTCTTGATTTTCCATAATATCTCCTTGATTTATAATTTTTGGGTGAGATCTAATTTAAACATGTGTACAGAATATATCAAGCAATCTTTTTATAATTGTTTTCTTGACAGCAAATTTATGTTATGAAAGGAGCAGAAAAAAGAATGAAAGCACAAACAAACGTATTTGGAAGAGTCGTTAAAAGATACAATATGCCTTTAGAAGCTATTGATGATTTAAACATCAAGTATGAAGCTCATAGAAAAGAATTAAAATCTTTTGGTCCAAGATTAGCAGGCAGGTTAGATTCTGAATTAGAATTTACACATCATATTAGTAAAACAATAATAGCTAAACACATAGTTGATTGTATGAATAATTACATTGAAACATTAGAAAATGTAAACCTATTTAAAGGAAGTAAAGATTTAGAAATTTTAAGTTGTTGGATAAATGATATGAAAGAAGGAGAATACAATCCTCCTCACACACATCACGATAACACTGGATGGTCTAGCGTCATGTTTTTAAAAATACCAGAATTTGTTAACGACGTTAAAGACCCTCATAAATATAAAGATGGTTTTTTAGGTTTTACAGATGTTAATGGTACAAACATGACATGGATGGAACCTGAAGTAGGTCATTTTTATATTTTTGAAGCTAGGCATCAACATTGTGTTATGCCTTTTAAAACTAAAATAAAAGGGGAAATTAGAAGATCAATGTCTTTTAATTTTATACAAAGAATAGGTGATAATGTTTAATAAAAAAATTACTTTTTGTGCTACAAATAAAAGTATGCTTGATGTATGGCCTCATCCAAAACCTGCTTCACGATTTATACCCGATGAGTATAAAAAATTAGAAAGATTTTTAGATAATGATTATCATAAAAGCACGATTAAAACATGCATGCCTTTTTTAGATTCTTTAACAATGGGCTACATAATACCTTTTGATCAAGATTATTTAATTGATCCTGTTGAAAATGATTTTAGTGTTACGCCTGCTAATCGTGAAGGATCTGATTTTGGTTTTCATAATCAATCACAGTTGCCTGAAAAATGGCAAAAAATAGCAGGTGAGAACGCAGGTAAATTTCACAATAAATGGCTAATCAAAACACCACCAGGATATAGTTGTTTATTTATTAAACCTATGAATAGATTAGAACCTAGATTTGAAATTATTGCAGGAGTTGTAGATACAGACACCTACATTAATTTAATTAATTTTCCTTTTATTTTACACAAAAGAGATAAACAATTTCTTATTAAAAAAGGAGAACCCATGATTCAAGTAATACCGTTTAAAAGAGAACCTTGGAAATCATGGTCTGGTTTTTACATGGAAAAACTACACAACAAAACTTTTAATCTCTTACAAAGTAAATTTTTAGATAGATATAAAACTATGTTTTGGCAAAAAAAATCTTTTAAATAGTGTATATATTTGCAAATATTGATGATTGTGCTTTAATAGTAAATGATTTTTTACCTTTAGATTTATTTAAAAAAATAGTTAATTTTAATTACAATGTTACTTCAGATTCTCATTTGAAATGGGATAAAGATCTTTATAAAGATAACCAAAAAACTATTACTATGAAAAATGTTAAATTTTCTGATGTTTTAGGTTCTATAGAAAAAGAAAAAATAAAAGCAGTTGATCCCATCTTTGAAGATTTTTTAAAAACTATAATACAATGTCCTTTTATTCCCTATCAAAAGCAATCAAATATTAAGTGTTGTTATTATGAATATGATAAGTTTTCAGGAATTAATTGGCATAACGATGGCGAGTACACTTTAAATTATTCTTTTTATATTCATGATGAATGGAATGAAAATTGGGGAGGAGAAACAATAATAAACACAGGTAGAGGTCTTCCACTTTTAACAAAACCCACACCAAATTCTCTTATGACAATAAAAAATGGTATAGAGCATAAAGTAAGTTCTATTATAGGTCCTAAAAAAAGAAAAGTATTACAAGTAAGAGGTATATTTTACGAATAATTAGAGTCGTAATCTCTCCAAGTTTTGCCATGAGTATTTGTGGTGCTATTTATAATGTCATCAGCAGCAGCGTTATCATAAGCTGTTTGTGCAGTTTGAATCTGACTTTTTCTTGTTTCTGCCCAAGTAAGTAAAGCAGCTATAGTTGTTGATCCAACAGCATCACTGGTAGCATTTAAATCAGTATTACCTGTCATCATTCCAGTAGAAGGATCTTTGCTTTGAATTTCATTTTGTCCAGGTAGAGCATTCCAAATTACAACGTGAATTGTGTTTGGCATCCATCCTGCTTGCCATGCATTGCCTTTATCAGCCCACTCCATATGAAAAGAATCATCTATTTTTATATAACTGTCGTTTGCTATTACTATTTGTGTTGCCATCTAAATCTCCTAATGCTTTATAATATAATTAACCACCACAAAAGGTGAGAATGAATTTGTACCTGCTGCTGTAACAGATCCAGTTAAACTTGTTGTAATATTACCAGTCAATGTTCCTGCTAAAGTATGAGAATGATTGTGACCTGTTCCTGATCCAGTGTTATTGAGGTTTATATTATTGCTACCTGCGTTATTACTACCATCTTGTGAAACCCCTTTTGTACCACCAGTAGGCCCAGGATTAATATTTAAATTCGCAATATTATGTGCATGTGATGCTAGTTGAGCTTCTGTCAAAGACGTATTAGAAATACTTCCTGTAACTGTAACAGCTTGGTTGTTAGTATTTGTTGCAGCTTGGTTATTAGTAACAGCTACTGTAATGGTATTTGCACCGCCAGTACCTGCTAAGTTATAAGTATTTCCATCATACCCTTGTGGCATTTTGCCTTGAAGGTTAGGAACGTTGAACGTTGTAGAACCATCACCTACACCATACGTTGTAGAAACTACAGCGAATAAATCTGCATAGGTAGTTCTTGATACAGCCGTCCCGTCACATAATAAATACCCAGCTGGAGCTGTTGCTTTTGTCCAAGGCTTAATAGCCCCTACTTCACTTCTGTTTACTATATCTTGTAAGTTAGCCATATTAATCGTTATACTTTAATAACCAACCATTGTCACTGTCATAGTACACCAACGCTATACCAGCTCCATTAGTTGAAATTGTTAAATCAGATGCGGATCGTTGAATAGACTCTCCATTTCTTCCAACAGTGATGTTGTTGGTAGCTGCTGTACCGTGAGAGTCAATTATTTTTACTTGATCTCCAATAGAAGGAGAAGCAGGTAAAGTTATAGTAACGGCTGCGGCAGATGTATCAACAAAAATGTTATCACCAGCAGACGCAGTGTACGCACCAGACTTTTCGATCCAGGCTTCACCTAAACCAGCTAAAGTAAATATATCATACCAGTTTGTACCGTCTGTAGATACTAATCTGTATTTACCATTTGTAATAGTAAGAGTGTTTCCTGTAGCACCTAGTCTAGCAGATATATCAGCGCCACCAGAAATGTTGTTATAAATTCCGTAAGTTTTTTCTGTTTCAGGAAATTGAATTGTGTGAGTTGTAGAAACTGTTCCTGTAAAAATTAATTGGTTTTGTCTAGCTTCGTTGTTTGCTTGAGTTTGAGGACCATCGCCGTTTGTTAGCGTTGTTGAAGTCCCTGTAGTAATTGCTTTAGAATAAACACCAGCAATAGAATATTCAAAAACTTGAGAAAAGTTATTATTCGTAATAGTACCCCAAGTACCCGAATTCTCTCCTGATGTTTGTAGCTCTATTCGTAAGCCAGTTGAATAAGTTGAAGTCATTTAATCTCCTAATAAAGTTTTAGTTATTATTTCAAAGTTTGTCAAAACTTTTATGCGGCTTTATGAACTTCTGTCCAACTTATATCCGAGTTAGAATCATCTACAACTGACCAAAAGGTCCCTTGTAAATTCCCTGTACTACTTGTAGCAGAAACTCCAGTCGGTGTAAAGCTTACATCTGTGCGAATATTTAAGGTTCCTATACTTGATGTAATAGAAACACTAGGTGCTTCGTAACTTGTTTCCTGGGTCTCATCACCTAAAGAAGAGGTCATATTAACACCAGTAACAAATACTGATGTACCAACAGTTCCTACTGCCGAGGTCATTGCATTACCAGATGGGAATACAACAAATTCTGGATCTGCCTCTGCTGTACCTAAAGAAATATCAAGTTGAGGTTCACTTGCAGCAACAACAGTTACTTGTGAATCACCTGATATTGAGAAAGTTCCTATTGATGAAGTTGTTGCAACACCAGTAACAGATATATTTTGATCTGTTGCTACTGTTTCTGTTCCTAAAGAGGCACTAAGTGCTTGACCTGTAAGAGCAAATGAACCACCTACAGCATTCCATTGTTGATCTCCCCATCCAATAGAACTACCTGTATTTACATCTGTATCACGGTTCCAACCAGTTGTTCTTGTACCTGTTACTGTTTCGTCTCCCAAAGAAGACGTTAAGCCAATTCCTGTTACAGATATATTTTGATCAGTTTGAGGACTCGTTGTTCCTAACGAAGAAGTAAGAGCAATACCAGTTGGAACAACTTCTGCAATACCAGTTGCAGTAGCTGTGCCTAACGCAGAAGTTAAGCCAATTCCTGTTACAGATATATTTTGATCAGTTGCTACTGTTACATCGTTAGTAGATGACGTGAGGCCATTACCTGTAACAGTTACAGGCGCCTGTTCAGACCAAGCACCACTGCTCCAAGTTTCTCGGCCCCATCCTTGGATAGAGGCCATGTTTTATCTCCTATGCGATTCTTAGAATTGCAGCAGTTGCTTCAGCAGCAGGAAACGTAATTGTAAATGTTCCTGAAGTTGAAGATTTAACCGCACCAAAATCTAGTACACAAACAGATGCATTGGTAGTCAAACCAGATACAGTTGAACTATTATAAATTACAGCAGCTTGTGCTGAAATAGTTGCACTTGTAAATGAAATGTCATCAAAGTCACAAACAGCCGTATCTGTAGATAATGTTGGCGTAACAGATGTTAACGCACCACCACCAGAAGAATAAGTGCCTGAGTCTCCTACTTCATCAGTTGTTGAAAAAGCAGTTGTTGATTTGCTTAAAGTTGCTTCGTTGTCGTATAATGCTAGTTTAAAAGCGTTCCCTGTCGTTGCCGTAAAATCGTGTAGGCCTTTCAGGATCTCCACTTTAAAACTGTTGCATACAGCTTGAGTAATTGCCATAATAATCTCCTATGGGTTCCTTGATTCGAGAGGGATACGAATAACGCCGTCCCGAAATTCGTCTCTACGATCACGCCCCATCTCATATGTGGCTAATGCTTGTACAGACTGATTATACATTTTATCGTAGTATTGTATCATATCTGCTGGACCTTTCAAGTATCCAAGTGCTTCTAAAATACAACCATACAATAGCACGTTCGGAGCATTTTGACTTAACCAAGTTGACGTATTTGAACTTGTTAAGCCAGCAGGCTTGTACGTGTATGCGAGCTCTACAGTTAATGCAGCGTTCGGGGTTGGCGCAAGATAGTGTGTGTCTTGATCCCACATCGCATAAAATTTAGGCGTTGCGGTATCAGTTCTATCTGGTGCGTATTCATTCATAAACGAAATATCTTTCTGTATCAAGTAAGTTCTGTCGTCATTACCATCTATTAACTGTACATATCTCGTTGCTTCCCAATCAGAGGGAAGTGGTAAAAAAGGATTATCAACTGTAAGTGTTGCTGTATCATATTTTCTATAATAATTTAAATCTACCGTTCTTCTTACTTTATCTTCAATAGATTCAATAAAAGGTTGAATAACAGCATCTGAAAGCACTGTAGTAGTTGTTTCTGTATAATTTCGTACGTTATCTGTTAAATCGGAATAATCGGTCATGACGTGCTCACTGTAACATTACCTACGCGAGAATTCAACTGTGTAGGTTTATTTGGTTGTTGTACACTTAAAGGCATCATGCTTTTTTGTGTAGAGGCATAAGCTACCCCATTTGCATAGTAATTGGTAACTGGCATATCAAGGGTTTGAAACTGATTAACTGTTAATCCAAATCCTTCTCCATCATAAGCAGCGTCTCCAGTTGTTGGTTTTACTACTGTTCTTCCAGCATTTACAGGTCCAGTAGCGCCTCCAACAAAAACTCTTGAATCTTTTACTTGAGATCTAGCATGTTGCAAAGATTGAGGATCTGTTACAATTGGTAATGGTTCTAGTTGTGGATGTTTTGGTTCAAACTCACTAGTGTGAACCCACGAACCATTCCACTCTTGCACCATTTCATTGTAGGGAAAAGCCATACCAGATCTATCTGATATTCTTTTTGCAAATTTACCAGACGCATATTTGCCCATTATTAAACTCCAGGTAAATAAGTTTTAGGTGTTAAAAATAAACTTGTTCTTTCACCATCTTGATCCGCCGCTCGTTGGAACTCATCTTCATAAATTTGTTTTAATAATTGAATTCTATCTGGCGCTTTTTTCATTGCTATGTAATAAGCTAATCCAGCAGTTAAACATGGAAGAAATCGAAAAGGAATCTCAGCATTATTTGTGTAAGCGCCCGAGTCCTTCATCCGAACAAGAGCATAATATACTAGAGTGTACGTTGTATCGGCTGCAGGATATAGAAATAGCGTTGGGTTTATCGTACGCTCAAAGTAGTATTGACTTGGTCGTCCGCTGGTTGTTTTAACGGTATAATTTAAATATGTAGAACGACTAATTGATGTTGTTGAAAATTCATTGTTACTCGAATCACGGATCACGACATCAGTAATATCTATAATTTGTTGTGAATCATTAGCACTAGAACCAAACAAATCTGTTCCAGATAATTCTGTTGTAGTAGCAGCTAAAGATTTTTCTTGTTTTTGAATTGTCCAAAGATTTAACCCTCGGTTAGCCCATTCAGCTAATAAAAGATTGAGAGAACGTCGTGCGGTTTTTAAGTCGTATCCACTACGTACTTGTAAACCGCAACGTTCAAATGCTTCTTCTGCTATATCATCTATAGATAAATCAAAAGTAGCGGTTGAAGAGTAAGTAGGCATTTACTTCTTTTTCTTTACAGATTTTTTCTTGCCTTTTTTTACTTTTCCACCACGTTTCATTGCAGCTGGTTTTTGCATCATCATGCCACCGCCACGTTTTTTAGCTATTTTCTTTTTAGGTCCCATCATAATCAATCTCCGAATATTCGTTTATAAGTTTTTTGCCGGGATACTACAACGTCTTGATAATATCCTTTGGGCCACTTCTTATAGTAACCTTGACGGTGTAGTTTATCAGAAGCTTCCTGTAATTGCGAGAACTTTTGTATCAACATCATAGAATACATCAAATCACTCTCTACAAGTGGGGTCTCCCCATTTGGAGTAACCAGAAACTCTTGTTCTTCTTCATTGGCTGGATTGAGGGGATGAAAACCCATAAAAAATATATCTTTTTTATTATACCAATCATTGTAATCATCTATAATGTCCTGAAATTGATCTAATGTATAGTTAAAATAAGGATCACAAAAAATTAATATGTCATGCATATTAAAATTTAATTGTTTGAGATGAGTGTTTAACTCAGGTTTATATTGTTTATATTTTCTTTTAGTTTCTACTAAAACTTTGTTATCGTTCCATGTTTTTTTAGCAAAAGGACATGCTGGAAAACCACCTAAATGTTTATTAGGTATTTCTAAAAATTCTTCAGACCACTTACGTACGTCTTGTATTATTTCTTCTTTAGAATACACCTTTAAAATCAAAGCCTCTAACGGCTGCTCCTGCTCTTCTTTCTTTTGAGATAAGACCTCCTCTAGCTGCAAATGTTTTTACATTTGTAGGTTTACCGCCTGGATTGCCCGCAGCCCTCTTTCTTCTGACAGCACTCGCCTTTTGCGACTTTGTCATCCGTGTGGCTTTTGCAAGTGGAACGCATTTCGGATATTTTCTTTTGCTCCCCTTTGACCTTCCACAAGGTTGATATTTTCCGTTCTTCTTCGGTGCTCCAATATCTACCCACTTCTCTTTCACCCATGCTCTTAATCCTTTCTTTGCCATTAACTGTATTTAGTTTTTTTGCGTTTATTTTCTGCAACCGCTCCGCACCCGCGCGCGATACCACCTTTATTAAATTTGGAAACTGCTTTTCTTTGTTGCGAAAGTTTGTTCGATTCAATCATTCCTCCAGCAGCTTTTTTCTTTGGTTTCTTTTTACCGCCTGGTGTTACTTTTCCAGAACACACAGCACTTGCATACATGTTCGCATAAGCAGAAGGATAAACTTTAAATTTTCTTTTAGCTGCAGATTTACCTTTAGCACATAATTTACCCATGACCTTGACCTCTGTATTTAACGTGTTGACGTCTTTTGTTTTTATTCTTCGGCCTACTGCGAGAAGAATTACCTATACTAGTTCTTTTTTTAACAGGAGTAAAGTATTGGTTATTTGGGAGTTTTGCTGCCATTATTTCATTTGAGATAAAGGATTAGCGAGAGTTAGTTTGATTTGTTTATCAATGCTTTCTTGTAATTCTGTCATAGCTTCATTTAGCTCATTTTCTAATTTTTGCATATCAGACTCAATACCATCCACTGTTAATTTTAAGTCTTTTTCATTTGATCTAGAATCTTCTTTTACTCTTGTCTCTACATCCTCAACAATTGTTTCAATACGTCTCACATCACCTTTT